ATAATCGTTATACTCTGATATTAATTTCATGTATTATTTCCTCTATGTTTATTCCTTCTTCAGACATGTTTGACATAATCTTTCTAATGTCTTTCATCTCTTTTTCAGCAGATTTCAAATCTTTGTAAGGTGAATCACCACTAAACAAATTCCCATCCATATAAACATCTACTTTATTTCTTTTATTCTGTACAAAAGAAACTGAAACTTTCTTTCCACCAATCTTTAAAACATCAACCTTGAGCTCCTTTGAACCACTAGGCAATTTTAGTTTTGCCTCGTTCAACTCAGATTGTACTGTTCTAAATGACTTCACCTTACTCTCCTGTAGGTTCCTGTGGTGTATTCATCCAGTCGACTTGAGCATTAACTCTCTTCATGTCTACTGCATCTGCAGCTGCTTTCTTAATTCCATCACCGATAGAACCTTTTGCAGCTTCAAGTTGACCTGCTTCTATTTGGTCAACGATTTGTTTTGATATTTCACTACTCATAATTTACTCCTAAAAACCACCGAAGTCGTCATCGTCTTCGTTACCACCATCTTCATTGCCACCTTCATCTTTAATCTGTTGGTCAATGATACGGATATCTTCTTCTGTCTGTCTCAGTATATACTTTCTAACATACTCGTCTGAATAGTATTTACCAACATAGTCAGCTGCCTGTGAGAGAGTATCTAGTCTCTCTCTTAAAATTTCTGCATCCTTCAACTCTGTAAAATGGTTGTCGGTTGCATAATCATACAAGAGAAAGTCCTTGAATTTATCGAACTCTTCTCCTGTTACAATTTCCTTAAGTACTAATTGTGTCTTAAGAATATCTGTAAAAACTCTTCCAAACTTCTTCTGAAGTCTGTTTGTGAACTTATTAAACTTAAGTTCATCTCTAGAAATCTCTGAAGCACGACCCATGTTAAACCCATTGTCTGCTTCCATTCTAGATGATGGTACATTAAGAGACTGATATAACTTCTTCTTAAAGTATTCTATATCATCTATATCTGCTAGGTTTTGTCCGCCTGGCAATGTAGTAATCTCTGTTCCTCTACCACCTTCTCTTCTAGGTAACCAAAAATCTTCTAACATACTCATATGTTTTCTATCATCTTTGATTTCACCTGTATCTGCATTATAAACCAACTTGTTCTTGTATCGGTTCATTACATCAGCAAGATACTGTTCTGCCTTTGCCTTTGGAAGGTTACCTACGTCAATGTAGAATATTCTTCTTTCGGGAGCTCTTGATATCCTATAGATAACAAGTGCATCTTCCATCATTGATAACTGATTTGCAGTCTTCAATGCCTTGTGCAGATACCCGATGACTACATTCTTAGTGTAGTCAAGTAATCCCGAAGTCGTATATGTAACTGCCTCGGGTGCAATTCGTACAGTGTTTCCTTCAGCTGCACTGGATTTATCAAATCCCTTATCATTGAAAACGAAAAACTCTTCTATCTTAGAAATCCTTTCGACCTTAGTCTTGGGGTCTCTTTCTTTCTCAATGTTTCTGACCTTCTTAATTTTAATAGGGTCAATGTTTCTTAAATCTACTATTCCGCCTTTAGGATTTTTAGCGTTAACGACCTTATGGAAGTATACCCTTCCATCTACGTACCATTTTCGGAAAATTTCATGAGAGTTCTGATTGAACTTCATCATTGATAGGATGTTGTAAAACTCGTTTTGTATCTTTGTTTTGATACTATCAGAGAGTTTAACATCTCTGAGGTCGAGTGTGACTATCCTATCAGAACTATCCGATGTGATACACTCATTAACTATATCTTCGATTGCAGAATCACATTCTGGCACCAAAGATACTTCACGATATCTACGAATGAGTTCTGCCTCATTCTTGATACCACCTTCCATGTCGATGTAAGCACCGTATGCTCCACCACCCACGAAACCACTTTGTTGTTGAATGACGGGCGTACCGTCATCGTCAACTGGTGGAACGAAAGAAGGTGCCTTCGGCAACTCCTTCGCTCTTAGTTCATCCCTTTTACGGGATATTTCAAATCCTAAAAATTCCATACTATTATTTATACCACCTTAAAGTGGTGTTATTCACTGTTCTTAAAGAACTCTTTCCCAGTGAGAGAAGGTCAAATCAACTGTAAATTCCTCTACTGCATCTACTGTGTCATAACCTAATGTTATTTCACCGATGTTTTTAGGGAACATGTTGAAGAACTCATATCTCGCTAGTACAGAGTCGTCTTTGTTTAACTGTTCTACAAATGCTCTACTTAATAAGTAGTCCGTTGTTGTAGCACCTTCACCACTGTCCATTGCTTGAATTTCAGTCTGCCATGCTTCTAGAGCAGTTCTTGCTGAAAATTCCATGTCATTGATGATGGTTATTGACCAGTCTGCAAAAGTACGTTCTCCTGCTAGTTTAAGGTTATGTCCTCTAAAAGGAATGATGACTTCGCCTAAAGTTCCTGCTGGGATGTTTGCACCCTTACACATGAACTCGATATTGTTACCAGCTCTAGGTAGGAATACTCTAAATCGGTTAGCTCTTGGGCCACCACCGACTAGTTGTGCTTTAAATTGGTCTATTGTTGCCATGTTTTATCTCCTTAAACTGCACCATATATTTCACTAAACTCAACCCCCGACCTTGCAGCCACGAAGTTAAGAGTGATAAAGTTAATACTTCTAGAAGGTTTCACAAAGATAGAACATACAAATTCGTTTCTATCGATGACTGAATCAGTGTTGTTTGTTTCGTCACAAACTACTGAGAAATCTACTAGTCCTCTTCTGTTTTTAACATCTCTTAAGAAAGGTTCAACAGCTGCTCTAAATTGAGCTCTTGTGAATGCATCGTTGAATTCAAAGAGTTGTGATTTAGCTGCAGTTGATATTGCCTTTTCTAGGACGATGAACAGTCTTCTTACATTGATTCTGTCGAATGCAGAAGGACTTGTTAATGCAGTCTTATCACCATAAAGGATTGTACCTTGGCCTGGGAATGTTACTACTGGGTTAACTCTTGCTCTGTACAAGTCATCTCTTGATGATTGTGAAGGATTGAATGCAAGTTTTGTGATACCTAGGTATTGTCCTCTAGAGAATCCTGCTGGTGAGAACCATGCATCTCTAAGAAGGTCTGACCTTGCCATGATGCCTGCTGTGTGACCATTAGCTGGTACGTAACAGTACTTATCATTGAATCGGTCATACTGGTATGTCCAACCGCTGTCGATTACGGCATATGAACTTGAAGACATTGTATTTGCAGTTGTAATGACGTTAGTTGCTTGTGTTGACTCTGAAGTAACACCAACAACGTCTGCACGTCTTGGAGAAACGATTGCAATACAATCCTTTCTATTTTCTGCAACTAATACTGCTTGGTTAGCAAGTGTTGTCCAGTCTGCAATTGTATCTTGGTCGACACCCAAACCGTTATCAGTTCTTGTTGAACCAACAATCAAGAATGAGATGTCATGTAAATCACCATCTTTGAAATGGTCTTCCCATGCACCGTACTTCTGAGCTGCAGTTGGAGTTCTTCCATTTGCACCACCACTTAGTGAAGTAGTTGCTGGTAATGTTGGGAATAAGAAAGATGTTGTAGCAGATGCTAGGTGAGTTCTGTCTTGGTTTGCTGGTGTTATAATAGATGTATTATGTCCACTCCAGTATACCCATTCAGATTTGTTACCGATTACTTTCTTATAATAGTTTGAATTGTTTGCAGAATCTTTTGCATCTGATGCCATTGACACGAATGCATATGTTTCTAAGATGCTGTTAGGTGTTCCACTGATTGTTCCATCTTCATCTGCAACTACAACGTGCATTTCGTCATTTGAACCACCAGCTGCAAGTGCAGATGCACTCTTGCCTGGAGCTTTGTCGAAAGATGCATAAAATTCCCAGTATCTATTGACTGCTGTTCCACTTGCCACTGTAGCAATTAGTCCTGTTCCTACTGGTTGATTTAATGCTTCGACTGTGATGTTGTCTGTGTTGATTGCTGTAATTCTGTACTGTTGTGTGACTGCACCGAATGTGACGATGTCTCTTACTTTCAATAATACACCACCACCAGCTGCAAGAGTAATAACTGTTTGACCAGCTGCCTCTTCTCCACTAGTTGTAGTCGCTGCATCATTGTAATATGCATCGGATGAAGCACATACTGAAACCTTAATTGAGTTACCTAATGCGCCTGGACATCTTGCAATCCATTGACCTACTGTTCCATTGAGAGCTCCACTCTCATATGATTGTACGTATTCGTCATGATTTTTAAGTAATGAAGCAGTTGACCCAGCACCGTTTGCACTTAACAAACCTGTGGAGTTAACTCTTACTACTCTTAAAGATGAACCATACCTTAAAAATGCTTCTGCTGAATAGAAGTCTTCTGCTCCAGCGTTAGTATTAGCTGGTTCTGAAAACTCATCGACTAAACCCTTTGCGTCTGAAACTGTCTTTACTTCATCAACAGGGCCCCATTGAAATGAACCAGCGAAAGCACCACTTGTGCTTGATACTGCTGGTACAACATTTGTAAGGTCAACTTCTTTGACCTGTACGCCTGGTGATACTTGAAATGCCATACTTTTTCTCCTGTTAATGTAAAAAGTTGTTTACTGTTTTATTTATAACTTTTAATTTCCTACTAATAGCATTATTACTATTACTACATGTTTTTGTGATACCATCTATCACCTTCATTGTCTACAAACGATGCAGCCTGTTCAGTTGGTTCTCCAAATACTCCTGCTGGAAGCAAGTCGTCTTGAATAATCTTCTGTTGTTCTGCATATAACAAGTCTTTAACTTGTGTATCTGTCAAGTGATAAAAATATTCTGTGGTGATAAACCAACTAAACATGACAACATTCATTACCATGTCATCGTGATAACCTCTATCAGCTTCGAAACTAGTACCTTTATTTATGAAGGTCATAAGTTCAGTGATTGTAGGTCTATCTACCAACTCCAATCTATGTTCTTCCAACAACTCTTTCATTGTAGAACAACCGATACGTTTAATCTTTCTCGACATTGTGACACCAATGTCTTCTGCTTTTGCAAAACCTTGAGTAAAGACGTTCTCGTACTCGATATCATAGTGTAATTGATTTGCCACCATAGCACCTTCGTTATTATTCTCAATTATTACAATTGGTTTATTGTAAGGTGTTACAAACTTATTTATAATATCGGGGAAGAGAAGAGGACTTATCATATTGTCTCGATACACAGCAACCTGTTTGAACGGCTGTGTGGAAACATCGAATATACTAAAAGTCGACCAATCCATTCCTCTACCCTTCGCAACATCAACTGTACAGATGTATTCGTGACCTTCTACTGGTCTATCATACATAACAAAACCATCCTTTTCATACTCTCCGTCAACTGCTTTCATCTCCAATAGTGTATTACTATTAATAAGAGTATTACCAGTTCCTAGGAATGAGTTACCATACTCTTGTTCAAACTGTGCTTCAGATGTGTTTGCAATAGTCTGTTCTTTCCATTCATCATCTCGGCCTGGCACATCAAACCAGTTAATAAGAAAGTCTTTGTACTCTGATTGTCCGTGTACTGCACTCTCATATATTTTATGAAACATATTACCAACACCGTTTGCAGTAGAGGTAATGATGACCTTAGACTCTTTACCCGATGTTACCACTGGATATGTTGCAGTATAGAAAGTTGCAGCGTCTTCTACGAATGCAAACTCATCTAGATATAGTAAGTTAATAGACATACCACGAATCGAACTTGAAGATGTCGCAGCTGCAACCACTTTACTATCATTTGCAAATTCAATTGACCCTTTGTTAAGAATCTTCACGCCTGGTTGAAGGAAAAATGGAACTGATTCTAGCATGGTAACAATACGTGCAATCATCTCTCTTGCAATTGCACCTTTGTTTGCAAGAACCGCTACAGTAACCTCGGGATGAAATACTAGATACCACAATAAGTATGCACATGATGTGATTGACTTACCACTCTGACGTGATGCAAGAACTACATTGAATCGATTGGTGTTGTAGTGATTTATAAGTTTGTCTTGATAACCACGGAGTTTGAATGGCACCATACCTTCATCTAGTGAGATAATCTGTGTGTAGTTTTCAATGAAATGACAAGGGTCTTCAGAACACTTGACGTATTCTGCAAGTTCTTCTTTAGTATACTGGATATCAATCCCAGCTCTCTTGATGAGATTATTACCTAAGTACCCCTCATTTGTTGGTTGTACCATTATTCTTTATTCTTTTTTAGAAACTTTTGTAGTTCTGAAGTTGAACCTACGTATAGGTGATTGTGTTGTGTACCAATTTTCTGACCTTCTTCGTCCTTTTCTAATTCTTTAATTTTCTTCTGTAGGTCTAAAAGTTTTTCTGCAGTATCACCGACTGTTTTCAGAAGCTGCCCAGCAACTTCGTATGCACGTGGATGTTCCGTTTCTTTTGCAACATCCAATATACCATCGATTGCATCTTGTCCACGCTCTACTAAA